TAACCCGGGTGATATTGGTCCCGGAGATGCTGTTCATAGTCATTACCGGCTATCATGCCCAGAATGCCGGCGACCAGCAGCCCCAAGAAAAAGCCGATTATTACACCTACCCCCAAGGCCCACATAGCGTCACCTCCTGGTCACGTTGACCGCCTGGGCACCCTTGCGGCCCTGTTCGAGTTCGAATTCGACCCGTTCGCCTTCCAGCAGCGTTCGGCGTTCGTTGCCGTTCCGTTTGATGCTCTTGTAATGCACGAACACGTCGGGTTTACCTTCCCGGGAAATGAAGCCATATCCCCTGACATCATTGAACCATTTGACGGTGCCTTGCTCTTTCAAAGCGTCCTCCTTTTAAGCCAGGTCCTCGAATCGGAAAAATTCCTTCTGGAAGGCCATTTTAACCAGCCCGGTGGGGCCGTCCTTGTGCTTGTCCACGTCGATCTCGGCGATTCCCTTAACTTCGGGGTTGTCGGGTTTGTCCTCTTCTTCCCGGTAGAGAAAGAGAATCTTGTCGGCGTCAAATTCGATAGCCCCGGACTCCCTGAGATCGGAACGCTGGGGCCGTTTGTTCGGCCTATCGGCGAATTTGCGGTTAAGGGCGGAGATGGCCAATACTGGAATGGAAAGTTCCTTGGCCAGCGATTTGAGGCCGCGGCTCAATTCGCTGACTTCTTCCTCCCGGCTCCTGCCGCGTTTTAAAGGCCTGGCAAGCTGGAGATAGTCCACCACCAGAAAATCCAGGAGGCCAGCGCGATGTTGCTGGCGCGCCCGGGCCCTGATATCCGAAATGCTTAACCCCGGGGTGTCGTCAATCCAGATGGGCAATCCTTCTACCAATATGGCGAGCTCGGCGAATTTGACCCACTCTTCGGTAGTCAGTTTCCCCTGATTCATGCGGTGGCCGTTAATCTTGCCGATGATGCTCATAAACCGCCGGGTAAGTTTTTCCTTGCTCGTCTCCAGGGTGAAGATGCCCGAATGCTTGTCGCCGCCCTGGGGCGACACCCGAAGCATGAAATTAAGGGCCAGGGCGGTCTTGCCCATGCTGGGCCGGGCCGCCAGAATGACCAGATCGCCAGGTTCCCAGGAAATATATTTTCCCAAGTCCAGATAACCCACCGGGATGCCGCTCTGTTCTTTGGAATAAAACTGTCGTTCCACCACAACGCTCTGCTGGCCCACCATGGTTTCCAAGCTGACCGCCCGATTTTCGTGGACCGTCTCGGTGACCTCGAAAATCTGCTGGGCCGACTCCGCAATAAATTCTTCGACATTTTCCACCGGGGCGAGACAGGCGGAGGAAACCGCCTGCGCGACATCCAGGAGACGCCGGAGTTTGGCCTTATTCAGTACGATATGCGCGTAATACTCGGCATTGGTGGCGAAGCCCACCTGCTCGCTGAGGCCAGCGAGAAAGACGGGACCCCCGATCGCCTCTATTTGCCCCCGCTCTTTCAAGAGGGCGGTGACCGTCACCAGGTCCACCGGCTCCCCCTTGCCGTAGAGGTCCAGCATGGCCTGATAGACTTGGGCATGGGCTTTCCGGTAAAAGTCTTCGGGTTTGATCAGGCTGGCGACGGCATCCAGGACTTCGGGGCGCACCAATATGGCGCCCAAGACCGATTGCTCCGCTTCCGGGTCGGCCGGCGGCGTGTACCCGGTGGGGATCGCCGTGACCTTATTGGGCGCTGGTAGTTGTTTGGGGTGAGCCATGTTTCACCTCTACGGCGTGGAGACAATTGCAAGGTCGATATTTTTGGTCTGCCCCGGGCTCGTTGGGGACGATCCCACGTCCCTTGCATTTGGGGCAGTCTTTTAAGGGTGTAAGGAGGCCATCGGGTTCCTCTGGGGCTTCCTGGTGGGATTTACCCTGGCCATTGCCTTTCAGGGCATTGAGCTTTTCCCGCATCTCAGTGCGGTTTTTCAGCATCCAATCGAAATTGTTGCCTTGCCAGCGGTTTCGGTGGCTGTGCCAGTCGGACAGGGCGATGTCCTTGAACAGGGCTTCCCACCAGGCGAGATCGGGGTAATCCTTCCAGGCGACCTTGATCTTGGGCTTGCGTTTATCGGTCAAGGAGGCCCGGGGAAGCGGGTCGGGGGCGTGGGCGTTCCAAAGGTCGATAATTTCTTGGTAGGGGACAGTTAATTTTTTGACATGGGCGGAGCCGGCAGGCGACGATATATCTTTTTCCTGTTCCTGTTCCTGTTCCTGTTCCTGTTCCTGATTCGGGGAGGGTTTGGGGTAACGTTCGGCTAATGTTTGTATAAATGTTTCACAAACTTTAGATGATTTTTCTAAGTGTTTAATATTGCATTTAAATTCTTCGATTAAGGGAGAAGGCGCTACCTCTTTCAAATCCTTTAAATTCCCCTTCATAACATTAGGATTTTCGGGCAGATTCCACTTCCACCAGGAGGGTATATAAAGTACCCGATTAACGTTGTCGTATTTCCAATCTAACCTTTGGCAAACATTGTTTAAACCTTTAAGGAATGTTTGTGGGGTGGTCTCAAGGTCTTCAATGGCCTTTCCCGGAGAGAGGTTATAAAGGCCAATGCGGTTTGTCTGGTCTCCTGTGAGGAGATATACCGCGATTGCTTTCTCTTCAAGGGATAAACCCCTAAAAGAAAACCAGGCCCGTGGGTACATTTTTCTATAACGAGCGGAATTATCTGACATTTGGAACTCCTGTTTCACCTCAAAACAGATTCGGGTTCGGCACTTCCGGCAATGGTAAGGGTAACTGAGCCATCCCTAAGGGACACCAGCGTCAAATTGTGCAATCTCGATTTCCCACCGGGCAGGCTCCCCATAATATTTCCCCGTCCCCGGCAGATATTCGACGACCTGCTTGTCATCCTGCCAAAATACCCCTTTACACACGTCCTTGAGGTTCTTGATGCAGTTGTCCAGGTCCGGCTTAGTGGTGGGCCGGATTTCTCCGGCCAGAGCCGCGGCCCGCCATTTCTTCGACTTGCTCTTGGGAATCGGCAAATATGCCTTGACCCCCAGGAGCAGTGGGCCTTGCAGGGGCACAGGCGGCCGGTGGGCATACATCAGGGCTATGAGCTTTTCCTCTTCTAATAACTGCTCCTCGTCTTTGCGCGGTTTGCCGGCAATGGCCCGGCCGCCCACCAGAAAGGCCCGACCTCGGGCCCGCTTCTGGCCCTTGGGCGTGAGGATGATTGTGAATTTCATAGTATCAGCCACTTTCTTCTCCCATTCGGATTATTCCGCCCACCACGCCCTCGCCGCTTAACTCCCATGCGCTGTAAATATCTCAATAGGGCCATACCACAGACCGGCCAGAGGCCGCGGTTTAGGGCAGCCTCATTAATGGCCTGAGCTAAGATGCGATAGCCCGAATGGCTGTCGTAAAGCCCCTGGAGCGTCTGGCGGTCGTGGGGGCCTAAATAGTCGGGCCAGTTGATAGTCATTCAGGGTTAACTTCCGCCTTGTACCACGGCCCCAACGGCTCGTTTGCATTCAGATAATGCTCACATAAATACGCCGCCTCAGTCCGCCGGCCAAGCTCTACGCAGAAAGCGTCCTCCTGGACAGGCGACATATCCCACGGCTCAGGTGCCCACATCCAGCATTCGCGACAGCAGGGGGTATCTGTCATTGGGATTCCTCCTTGCCAAAAGCCAGCCACCAGAGTGTCTCTATAAAATTCGCCAGGAAATAACCGAGAACCAGGACCCCGGCCACCGTAAACCAGGCCAAGGTTCCCCAGAGAGACGGCTCATAGTCACGAGTCATATCGCCTCTTTTGCCGGGAAATTCTTAGACGGCCAATAAGTCCCTTTGCATCTGCTGGATAATTTCTTCTACGGTCTCCGTGGGCGGCTCCAGGCCATAAAACCGGCGGCACTCATGCCAGCCTCTTAAATACTCGTCGGCTTCCCGGGCTTGCGCCAGCACCGCGCACAGGACCAGCCCGGCGCAGAACCCCACTACCACGCCAAAAATGAAGATCAGCATAGGTCGTCCTCCCACTTTAAGAGCCACATAACCGCCTTCTCCAGTAATAACGGAAAGATAAGCAATAGGGCGGCGAATATGGTAAATAGGTGCACATTTATATCCTCTTGAGAGGATTTCTTTCGGCCGTTTGTAAATAAAGATGCCCTGTCCCTCCCAAGTTTTTATCTCCACCTGGGAAATCGCATTTAACCTGTATTTTTACGCAACTTTTCTGCGTCCAGACATAAATGTCATCGCCTTTAATCTGAATTGCTTTTGATATATTCGGGTCAATAATGACACCCGCGGGCAACGGAAAAAGTCCTGCCCTTATCATTCCTGCCACCAATTTAACGGCCTTCCGGCCTTTTTCGGTGGTTGAATCTTCACCATCAAATCCTACCGACTCCCAAGCCCTTTTGTTGATCTCCAGACCCACACATTTTTCAATATCAAAGGGCTTTATCAACCTGCCATTGGCCGTAGGGCCATCCACCCCAGGTTGGTATCCCAGGGCCTCCGGTCCTCTGGTTAATGCCTGTATCCCTTGTTCTGTTGGGTAAACATAGACGCGTTTTACCATTGGGCAAACATGGGCGCGGATATGGCTCTCTTCGTTCTGAATGCCGTAATCAAATAGGCCGGAGGTTGAGTTATTTCGCTTCATTCCCCCAACCATCCCAGCCGTGACGCGCCTTCCCTCGCAAGAAAAGTTCTATCTTGTTCCCTTGGTAAAGGGCCTCAATAATTTCATAAAAATATGCCGGTTTAGCCGAATGTTTGCGACGCTCAATGGAAACCACGCTGTCAAAGAGTTTGCTATTATCCGGCGTACAGTTCCCCCGCGTCCCTATTAATAGAAATTCATGGCGCACACTGTTGTAGTGGCCATAGTTATGCCTAATCTTGTCCCATATGAAAGATGCTTTGTATTTGAAACCCCAAGCATTAAGTACCCGCAAAGCATCCTCCAGCATGGGGGAAGTCGCCCATAGAAAAAGAACTGCATTATCTTCAGCGGGAATAGATAAGGCACAGAGTTCTGAAAGGGACATGGGCGGAAAATGGTTATCAGCCGGCCCGTAACCGTCCACCAGTTTGTCCCTATATTGCCAGGGAGGGTCGGCATAGATGACCCGATACTTCCCGGAAGGGGGTGGAAGCGACCGGGCCAGGGCCTCTTTCTTGGCAACCTGGCAGGCATTAGTCAAGGTCATTTCGCCTGCTGCTACCCGTTCCGCCAAGTCCGGCCGCTTGTTCACCAGCGCCTGTGCCCGCCCCGCCGTCGCCGTGGAGGTGCCCGTGTCCGCGGCTAAGGTGTCCCGTTCTCTGACAACTGGTGTGGTATCACGTGATACCGGACCAGAACATTCTCCCCCCCGGGGGTTGCTCACCGAATGCTGCTCCCGGGTAGCCTCTCGCCGCCTCTCATTCGCGGCCTCCCGCTTGGCCTCTTGCTCCCGCTGCCACTCGGCGCTTTTCTGGAGCTGCAGCAGCCGGCTGGTGGCCTTCTGGCCTGGCGGCAGGTGGCGCCGCTCCGCGTTGAGAGCCCAGACGTATTCATATGGGTCTATGGCCAATGATATTTCTATTGTGCGGGGTACAATTCCCGCTTCCAGACAGGCCCGGTAGCGGTTGCGTCCGTCTATAATTTTGCCTTCAAAAACCTCTATGGGCTGCAATAGACCGTACGTGGCGATATTCTCTACCAAGTCGCTAAAATCCTGGCCAGTCAGTAAGGGAAATATATTGGATGCTTCGTGAAATTCCATTACCCTTTCATCCTCCGGCGCCGTTCGTATTCGACGTTCACGCTGCGGATAAGCTCGAAATGGTCATCTTCCGGCCCGGCGATCTTCCCGCAAGCCTCGTTAATGGCATCTATCGGGGAACAGTCTTCACAGATTTTGATTATGAGGAGGAAGGCCTTAAGGGAAGGTAACTGGTCTTTATTGGGATTTGCCCAGGCGTACAAAAGGGACTCGCTGCAACGCTGCACCCCGGCTTTGCGAAGCCCTTGGACGATGCGGGGAATGTCTCTGCCCAGGATTAAATCCCGCACCATAAAACTTATGGAGGAGTCCAGGTCTTTCCAGAAATCGCTCTCGAAGCAGAATAGGCGGGGCTGGTGCATTAGACTTAACTCCTGGACAAAATCTAAAAGAAGTCAATTTTATAATTAATTAAACATATTATGGTTTCGACAATCTGATGTATTTTTAGACACTAAACCGAATCTGAATGAGTATCATATACTTGTGGCGGTTTACTGATAATGAAATCAGGACAGAGATTTTCAAGACCGACCTTTTGGTCTGTCGCGTCATGTATTTTCCGAGCTATTTGGGGTTTAAAAAACCCGCCATTATGTAAATGACGATGAATACAAGAGGCGCAGATGCCATGTTTTTTGGCCCAAAGCGTATACCGGATATTTTCCGTCTCAAAAAATTCTCTTAGGGTCATGCCCCTTGATTAGCATAGGCGAATTCATTTTGCAACATATATTTTTCGCAAAAACGAACTAATTTTAGGATATGTTTCGGGCATGGCTACCCCTGAAGAAATAATCAAGGCGGCAAAGGCTTTTCACCGGGCAGTTATTGATGGCATGAAAAATCGGCCAGCCGAATATGAACATGATAGCCTTATGGCGAAAGCAGCTGGCCTAAAACCAGGAATTTTTTGTGATTATAAAAATGATAATACCGGCTTGGAGCACCCGGATTTTTATGTTATTTATCAGGTCGCATATCTTCTTGCACACGGGCCTCCATGTAGCCTGAAACCGGAAAATATGCAATTTAATAGATTTCGGGAAGCTCTCAAAAAAGATAAAAGCAAAATTCTGGAAAAGTTGATTAGCTTGATATTGGCCGAAAGCGATCTTGATTATGTGGTCAACACCATAGACCTGACTTACCAGAAAAATTTTTCCCCCCAAGAAGTTCGGCAGGATTCTTAAATTTCCGACCAAACCGCCCCAAAATCCTACCTTATAAAAAAAATTCGCAAACTCGAAAAAAAAGCTTGCAATCATAATTCGCCTATGCTAATCAAGGGGCATGAGAATTCCTTCCAAATCA